TAAGAAACCTAAAGTAAAAAGAAAAGTTAAATGGAACAGAAAACCGAAGTAAAAACAGTAGCTGTCGTTGAACAGCCTGTCAAGAAGCCAGAATCTAATCCTAATAATAATAATATTGGAATAGCTTGTTTTGTTGCTGTAGGTATTGTTCTTCTTGCAATTGTAATCTACAAAAAAGTAAAGGGAAATAAATAATGTCAGGACCACATACACTAATTGATCGTAGTATTCCACTGAATGATATCGTAGGTAAACCTACAGGTCAGGGATTTGGCGCTGCACGTAAAGGGCCGTCAGTTACAGGTAAAGCAAAAGATGCTGTTGTTGATGAAGACTACCAACAGGGTAAATCTTTTGACGTAGAGGATTAACCAATGGCATTTAAGAAAGGAAGGAAAGTACGCAAACCTCTTTCTTCTAAAAAAAGACAGTCTAAGAGTACTGATCAAAACCTAAAACTTTCTCTAAAAAAGGATACTTCTGATTCTGGTCCAAAGTTTAGAAAAAGAAATAATAAAGACCCTGATCTTTCAGGTTATAAAAAATTATTTAAAGATGATGATGATAAGGTATTTAAAAGTATAACTGGTGATACTGTAGGTACTGAAAAAGCTTTTGTAGAAGCAGGTTTAGAAGTACCAGATTATAATTATGATACTATGAATGATAGTATAGATAATCATCTGAAAAAGGGCGGAAGTATTAAAAAGGGTATGAAAAAAGTTAAAGCACGTAGACGTGCTGCTCTTCGTGGACAAAGAAAAGAATTAAGGGGATCATAATTATGGTAGCTAAACTTATTGCAAAAGCAGTTGGAAAAAAAGCAGGACGACCTAAACGCCGTAGAGGACCAAAGCCAAAACCAAAAGAGGTTGTAGCTAAGAAAGCCCCTGTTCGTAAAAAACCTGCAAAAGTAGTACGTTCTCCAAAAGAAAATGCAGAACTTAAGAGACTAATAAGTTCTCAGAAACGAGATGATGCTCCTGATTCAAACCCTCTTCCTAGACGCAGGGCTACAGGACCAGAAGGTTCTAAACCTGTAGAGCAAGGTCCACTACTTTCCAAGGTACAGCTTCCTGAGAAGATGAGTAAGGCTCAAGCTCGCAGACTTATTATGCAAGGAAAAGCTAAAGTAAGAACTGATAAGAATGGTAAAAAGAAATTAGTTTCTACAGGTGAGTATGCTCCAGCTAGAGGAGTTGTAGCAGAAGAGATGGGTCTTAGTAAACGAGGGAAACTTCCTAGTGAAGCAGAGCTTAAAGAAATAGGTGGTTTTGAAATGAGAAATAAAGGTGGTAAAGTAAAACGTAAGGCTGGTGGTAATCTAGACCTTAAAGCAGTTGAACGTGGTAAAATGCGTAAGACTATTCAGAATATAAAAGGTACACCTGCGGAAATTGCTAAAGATCGTAGACGGAAAAAAATAAAAAAGCCAACAAGCTTGCCTGATTATGGAGATTATGGAGATGAGTTATATGAAACACCTGATAAAAATTCAGAAACAGAAGCACAGATTGCAAGAATGATTAAAGGTGCTTTTGATAAACCTAAACCTAGTAGACCTTCTAAAGGTGCTAAAGAATTTACACCCTACTTAAAAAGAAAAATGCCAAGGAAAAAAGGCGGTGGTACAATAAAACGTCGCATGGGTGGTAAAGTAAGGGGTTACGGTAAAGCACAACGAGGTTACTAGTGGATAGTAAAAAAATAATAAAGCTATACCAAGAGTCTGTTGATCAAGGTATAGATAATTATAATTTACTAGACAGTGATATTAAGAAACCTATTAAAGAAGACTACAGTAATTGGGATGACTACTGGGTTTCTTTTATCAGCTACATGAAAGAAAAGTATAGATATACATATGGCAGTAAAGCGCAAAAAAAGTAACATGAAGGGCATGACTATTGGTAAGGGAATGAAACGCCCTACCAAGGCTGGTGCTGGCATGACCAAGAAGGGTGTTGCTAAGTATCGTAGGCAGAACCCCGGTTCTAAACTACAGACTGCTGTGACTGAAAAGAAACCTACTGGTAAACGTGCAACAAGGCGTAAGTCTTACTGTGCTAGATCAGCAGGACAAATGAAGAAGTTCCCCAAGGCTGCAAGTAATCCTAACAGTCGTCTAAGACAAGCCCGTAAAAGATGGAGATGTAAATGAAAAAAGCTGTAGATGCTCCTAAAGGTTTTCATTGGATGAAAGCTGGTAAAGGATTTAAACTAATGAAAAACCCTAGAGGTGGTTATGTACCGCATAAAGGTGCTTCTAAAAAAGCTAGTTTTGAAATTCAAAAAATACACAAAAAGTAATAAAGAAAGTAGGCCGTTAATGGCAGTAAAAAGAAAATCTAGTAAATCATCTACACCAAAAAATAAAGCTTTGTATTCAAGAGTAAAGTCTGAAGCTAAACGTAAATTTGATGTATATCCCAGTGCTTATGCTAATGCTTGGCTTGTTAAAACATATAAGAAGCGTGGCGGCACTTACGCATGAGCTTAAAAGAATGGTTTGGAAAAGGCTCAAAAGGAGATTGGGTTGATATTGGCGCACCAAAAAAAAAGGGCAAGTTCCAATCCTGCGGTCGTAAATCTACAAAAACTAGTAAAAGGAAATATCCAAAGTGCGTACCAAGGTCTACTGCAAAGAGCATGAGCAAAGGTCAAATCAAGAGTGCTGTTGTAAGGAAGAGATCAAAAGCACAAGGAGTAGGGGGCAAACCTACGATGGTAAAGACCTTCAAAGGAAAAAAGAAAGCAGTAAAAAAAAGGGTTAAAAAATAATGGCAGTATCAGGTACATATGATTTTAATCTTGATATAGATCAAGTAATACAAGAAGCAACTGAGATGATTGGGGGAGAGCAAACCCTTGGTCACGAACCTGCTTCTGCTAGACGTTCAATAAACCTGATGCTTAAAGACTGGCAAAACAGGGGAGTTCTCCTGTGGACTACAGAGACTACTGCTGTTACTGTAACTTCCAGTGTAGGTTCTTATAGCCTCAGTAGTTCTACTATAGATGCTCTTGAGGTTGTTCTTAATAGGGATAGTACTGACATTCAGTTAGAACGTATCTCTCCTGAAGAATATCTAATAATCCCCAACAAGACTCAGACAGGCAGACCTTCTCAGTATTCTATACGCAGGGGACGGGATAACCCTGTTCTTTCAGTGTGGCCTATTCCTGAGAACTCTACTGATGTAATGAAGATTGAACGTATCAGTGAATTGCAGGATGTAGATAAATCTGCTGGACAGAATGCAGACATGCCTACACGTTTTCTACCACCTCTTACTTGTGGTCTTGCTTACTACATGTCAATGAAACGTCCCGGTGTAGAAGCTGCTAGAATACAAATGTTAAAGACTAACTACGAAGAACTTCTTGCCAGAGCATTCCAAGAAGATCGTGAACGAGCTACCATGAGGGTTGTACCTAGATTGAGGTATGTCTAATGGCAAGTAATAAGAACGCAATAGCCATGTGTGATACATGTGGCTTTGTCTACCCTCATCGGGTAATGCGTTTTAATAGTTATGGTATGTTAGTATGTCCTACAGACTTTGAAGGACAGTTTGATCTAAAGAACCATCCACAAAATAAAGTCCCTGATGTTAGAGACAACCCTGCTATACGTGATCCACGCCCTGACAATGGTGGTAGGAACCTTACGTGGGCACAAGCTACGACTAACTGGGAAGACACAGACAAGTATTGGAACCTAATATGACAGACTTAACCGGAAAAACAATTGCTAATACTTATAAGCAACTACTAAGAGTTGGTGTAAGTACCAATACTGGTGTTAGTGCTGGCCTTACTACTATTGAAAGTGGTGATGGAACAGACAGTTCTTTTCAATTAGCTACTGAATCAGCTAAATTTACTGGTACACTTGCTATAACAGGTGCTACTTCTATTGCTTCTAATCTACATGTATCTGAAAAAGTATGTGCTTCTGCATTCTATGGTGATGGTTCTAATATTAGTGGTGTTACTACAGGCTGCTCTCTCAGTTGGTGGTGCAGCACAGTTTGGTTCTACGGTTACAGTATCAGGTGCAGCACAACTACAGAGTACAGTAACAGCCGTAGGAGCAGCTACCTTTAAGTCTACAGTTACAGTAGAGAATGTAGCAGCCCTAAAGAATAATGTAACAGTTGGTGGTACATTTAATGTAGCAGGTGCTTCTGGTTTTACATCCAAGGCAACCTTTAGCAATGACGTATCAGTAAGTGGTAGACTTGATGTAGCAACGTCAGCCTGTATTGGTGGTGTTCTTGATGTTGAAGGTGTAGCAAACTTTGCAACTAATGTAAGTGTAAGTGGTAATGTAAATGTTGTTGGTAATGTAACTGCTGCTTTTTACTATGGTGATGGTCGTAATCTTACAAACGTAGAAGCAGAGTTAGGCACTGCTGCTAATATCTCTGTCGCTGGTTTTGTAAATGTAGGGACTGATCTTTCTGTTAGTGGTACATCCAATGTAATTGGTGCTGCTAGTTTCCAAGCTACTGTTACGGCAGTTGGTGCGGCTACATTCAAAGATGACGTATCAGTAAGTGGTAATACTAGACTATTGGGTACAGTAACAGTAGGTGGAGCAGTAAGCCTAGCATCTTCTCTTAGTGTAGGAGGAGTTGCTAACTTTGCTAATACAGTAACTATAGCTGGAGCAGTCTCTCTTGCTTCTACACTAAGTGTTGGTGGTGCCTCTAACTTTGCATCTACAGTTACAGTAGTAGGAGCAGGTACTTTCAAAGACGACGTAAGTGTAAGCGGTAATACTAGACTGCTAGGCACAGTAACAGTAGGTGGTGCAGTCTCTTTAGCTTCTACTCTTAGTGTAGGTGGAGTTGCTAACTTTGCAGATACTGTGACAGTTGCAGGTGCTGTAAGCCTAGCCTCTACTCTCAGTGTTGGAGGAGCATCTAATTTTGCTTCTACTGTAACAGTGGTAGGAGCAGCAGCCTTTAAAAGCAATGTATCAGTAAGTGGTAATGTAGACATAGCAGGTAATGTATCTGTAGGTGGAACACTCTTTGCTGCTGGTGGTATTACATATGACGGTAATGTATCAGTCTCTGGTAACTTAGCAGTAGGTGGTAATGTATCTGTAGGTGGAACACTCAGTGTTACAGGCGCAGTAAGTTTGGCATCTACTCTTAGTGTAGGTGGTGCTACTAATCTATTAGGCACAGTGACTGCTACAGGTAATACAGGGTTCTTAGGAACTGTAAGAGTTAGTGGAGCAACAAGTCTTGAAGCTGCCTTAAATGTTACAGGTGCAGCTTTATTCTCTTCTACGGTTACAATAGCGGGTACTGCTATCTTTGAAGGAGATGTATCAGTAAGTGGAGCAGTTAATATAGCTGGTAACACTTCTGTAGGTGGTACATTCTTAGCTACAGGTAAGGCTGAGTTTGAAGATGATGTAAGTGTAAGTGGTAACTCAAACTTTGGTGGTACAGTTACAGTAGGAGGTGCTGTAAGTCTAGCATCCACTCTTAGTGTTGGTGGTGTAGCAAACTTTGCTTCTACAGTTACAATAGGAGGTGCTGTTTCTATAGCTGGTGCTTTAAGTGTAGGCGGTGCTACTAATCTTCTAGGAACAGTTACTGCTACAGGTAACTCAGGCTTCTTAGGTACTGTCAGAGTTAGTGGTCTTGTTTCTGCTGAAGCAGGTATTCGTGCTACAGGTATTATTCTTGCAACCACTGATACAGACACTTCTAATACTGGTAGCGTAACTCTTGACTTTAGTGCTAATCAAAACTTTGTATTAACGCTGACAGGTAATACAACACTTGCTAATCCTTCTACAGAAAGTGTAGGACAAGCAGGTGTTATAGTTCTTATTCAAGATGGTACGGGCAGTAGAACTCTTAGCCTTGGTACTGACTATGAAACAGCGGCTGCTGGTGGTATTACACTTAGCACAGCAGCTAACTCTGTAGATATTCTACCATACTTTGTTCAATCTGCTGGTAATATTTTACTTGGCACACCACAGTTGGCGTTCTCTTAATGACTATGTTTGGATCACAGTGGCTGGGTAATGCTGGTGCTACTTACGAGATTGAGCAATCTATTCGTTTCAATGATGGAGATAGTCCTTATTTGACCCGGACTCCCGGCAGTGCTAGTAATAGAGATACTTGGACTTGGAGTGCTTGGATAAAAATTTGCACTATAGATCAAAATAGTCGTCTGTTTTTTGCTGGTGCTAATACATCAAACTTAACTGCTATTCGTTTAAATTCATCAGGGATTGCGTTTGAGCATCTAGACGGAGGAGCTTTTACAGATCAAGTACAAACTTCTGCACTGCTGCGTGATCCTGCGGCTTGGTATCATATTGTCTTTGCGGTGGATACTACTCAAAGTACAGAAGCAAATAGAGTAAAAATTTACATCAATGGAACTCTACAAACTTCACTAAGTTTAACAAATTATCCGACACAAAATCAAGACACTGACGTTAATACAGCTGATGTACATTCTATTGGCAGTCGTGACAATGCCGATTTATTCTTTGATGGCTATATGGCAGAAATTAATTTTGTAGATGGTATACAAAAAGCAGCGTCAGACTTTGGTGAGACTAACTCAGACACCGGCCAATGGGTGCCGAAGAAATACTCTGGCAGCTACGGCACAAATGGATTTTACATCACAGGCGAGACAGCCAGTGACTTGGGAGAAGACTTCTCAGGCAATAATAACGACTGGACGTCATCTGGCCTAGCTGCAACAGATCAGATGTCTGACTCGCCCACCAATAACTGGTGTACTTTAAATAGCATTAGCCTTGCGTCTACAGCCACTCTCTCAGATGGGAATCTGACTCTAAGCAATACAAGTACTGGAGCAACGACATGCACTCTAGCAACGCCATCATCTGGCAAGTGGTATTTTGAGGTAAAATTTGACAGCCAAAGCGCCGCCACAACTGCACAATCAGTCGGCGTTGTTAAAGCGGAAGAAGCATATATTACAGGAACATCTGGCGGTGGAATTTATTTCTTCACTGATGGCACACTCAGGATTGAGGGTTCAGACACTGGCGGTTGGGGTAGTGCTTGGGGTGTAGGAGATACTATTGGTGTCGCAATTGATTTAGACGATGACAAAATATGGTTTGCTATTGACAATACATGGCAAGCGTCGGGCGACCCGTCAGCGGGGACTGATCCAGCAGCGTCTGGTTTCTCCTCTGAGCCGTATGTTTCTCTAATCCGTAATGGCAACTCTAGTAGAACCACAGTATGGACGGCGAATTTTGGGCAGAATGCGTTTGCCTACACTCCACCTACGGATTTCTTAGCCCTTAATCCCACCAACCTACCAGACCCAACTATCGTAGACCCGTCAGCCTATTTTCAAACAACCTTGTATGAAGGCGACGGCAGCACGCAATCAATAGACCAGTCTGAAAACAGCACATTTTCTCCTAATTTTGTTTGGATCAAAAACAGAGATGCTACTGATGCCCATGCGCTATTTGATACTGTGCGGGGTGCAACTAAAGTTCTGTCTTCTAATTCGGCTGCCAATGAAGTAACTAACGCCGACACTTTAACTGCTTTTGAGTCAGATGGCTTTGCACTTGGTGCTGATGTAATCGTAAACACCAACGCCGAAAGCTATGTGGCGTGGCAGTGGGATGCACCCACAACATCTACAAATACCGATGGCAGTGTAGACAGTACTCTATCGGTTAGCCAAACATCAGGATTTTCAATTGGCACATTTGTTGGAACTGGGTCAGTCTTAACGGTGGGGCATGGGTTAGGTGTTGCACCGGATTTTGTTATAGTACGAGTTATTAATGGTGATGACAACGATAACTGGAACGTCTATCACAGTGCGCTGGGAAATACTAAGGGCATACGGTTAAATTTAAACAACGCAGCTGGTACTACCACCCAGTATTGGAACAACACAAGTCCAACGGCAACTGTCACAACAGTTGGAATTAATACATCACACAATGTTGATACAAAAACTTCGCTTGCTTACTCATTCGCTGCTGTTGAGGGCTTCAGCGCCTTCGGATCGTATGTTGGAAATGCAAACGCAAATGGGCCAATGATTAATTTAGGCTTCAAACCTGCGTGGGTAATGATAAAAAGAGTAGCTGCGACAAATAGCTGGGATATTCAAGACACTAAACGATCTTCTTTCAATGTTTCTTCGGAATATTTATTTGCCGATACAAGTGACGCTGCGGATGACTTTGGTGCAGGTGGGATAGATTTTGTTTCAAATGGCTTTAAGATACGAGTCAATGCTAATTTGGTAAACGCATCAGGTAATTCATATATTTATGCAGCCTTCGCCGAATCCCCCTTCAAAACTGCTAACGCCCGATAACAGGAGATACCCAATTGTTTAAATATAATACTCAAACACTCAAGCCGAACCGGGCGTGGACTGATGATAATGGTATCACCCATCCCCGTAACTGGCACATCTGGTCAGCAGAGGATAAGGCTGCGGCTGGTATTACAGAGGTAATTGAGGATACACCACCGGACAGTCGATTGTATACATGGTTAATGGACCGTGACGGAAAAATTACCAGCACCGCCAAAGCACTGGATGATGCAGGGTCAGGTGATGACCTTGTGCTTGGCGTTAAATCAACTTTAAAAAACGAAGTTAAATCACAGCAAGAATCGCTGCTCGCACAGACCGACTGGGTTGTTGTCCGTAAGTCTGAAAAGGGTACGGCTATCCCTAGCAACATCGCAACATGGCGAGATGCCATCCGCACTAAAGCTACGGCAATGGAAAGTGCGATAGATGGCGCTGCTGACACTGCGGCTGTCGCAGCATTGTTCTTGTCTTGGGATGTAGATGGTAATAAGTCCGGTATTCTTTATGACTGGCCTATACTAGTAGAATAAAATGTTTTATTATTTGTCTATAATTTCTTATATTGCTTTAGCTCCGCTTAATGTACCAGTACAAGAAACGTCAACGACAGGTGGTTTTCCAGAGATGTATATGTGTGAAGTTTATAAAGCTCAAGTAGAAAATATGTTTAAAGGAACACCTACAGTAGAAATAAAACTATCAAAGTGTGTAGAAAAAATAAAAGTTTAGTAACAGAAATTAAAATAATATAAGTATTATTTCAGGAGAGATTAAATGGCAAGTACGTATACAACAAATCTAAGACTCACAAAGCAAGGAGATGGTGAGAACCCTAATAGCTGGGGACAAATCCTTAATGATGGAGTTATTAGTCTTGCTGATGAAGCCATTGCTGGTTATACTACGATATCAATTGGTAGTGCAGCCACTGTTAATTTAACAGCAAATAATGGTGCTGATGATCAGTCACGGTCTGCTTTCTTAGAAGTTAAGGGATCAGTAGGTACTGCGGCTACTTCTATCTTCTTGGTTATTCCTAATAAAACTAAATCATATGCTGTTCTTAATAAAGTATCAGCCAATGCTGCCAGTGATGTAGTAATGATGCGAGTAGCAGGTAACACAGGTGTCACACTAAATAGATCATCTACTTTATTCCAACATGTTATTTGTGATGGAGCTTCTGTATATAATGTAGATCAGTCTGACGCTTCATTCAATACTTTACAAGTATCTAATGCCGCTACCTTTTCATCTAATGTATCAGTAAGTGGTAACGTAGTTGCAGCAGAATTTTATGGTGGTGGTTCTAATATAACGGGAATAGTTGCACTTCCCACTGGTGCTGTACTTCCGTTTGCAGGAGCAAGTGCGCCAAGTGGTCATCTATTATGTTATGGTCAAGCTATAAGTCGTTCTACTTATAGTGATTTGTTTACAGCAATTGGAACAACGTATGGCGTAGGTGATGGCTCATCTACTTTTAATATACCTGATTTACGTGGCCGTGCAGTTGCTGGTCAAGATGATATGGGTGGTTCAAGTGCTAATCGTCTAACAGGTCAAACTGGTGGTGTTAATGGTGATACTTTAGGCGGTACTGGTGGTGCTGAAACTCATACGTTAAGTGCTGCTGAACTAGCAGCACATACGCATGTATATTCAAAAGGTAATGTCAGTGGTACTAATATTGCCGCTGGTAATGCACTTAATGCTAATTTAGGAACTTCAGTATCTACTGCTGTAAACACTCCTTCTGGTGGAGCACATAATAATGTGCAGCCAACACTTATTCTTAACTATATTATTAAGACTTAAGTATGACTAAGCTATCTAAAATTAAATTAAAGCCGGGACTTCATAGAGAATCTACTCAGTATGAAGAAGAAGGTAATTGGTTTGATGGTGATCATGTACGCTTTCGTGCAGGTAAGCCAGAGAACATGCGTGGATATGAGACTAAAGTTTCCAC